ATTCAATCTATTGGAAGCAGATAGACAACTGATACTTAAACTGCTCGAATAATGACACAGATAATTGAGGCGGAATATTTAGTGGTTGTCAGTGAGGTAAAATGGCAGACATTACAGTAAACATAGAAAGGATAAGCAACACGGAATACTGTTTCGGTAACAGTACGACAGACGGTCTTAAGACCGTTGCAACGGCACTGACCTTTGACAATCCGTCTCATTTTGCGTTCTCACAGAGTATTGAGAAGTTTGACCGTCGTCGGTTCACGTTTCGTATCGGTATGCTACAGACGGTCGTTCAGTATTGCCGTGAAAACAATGTCACATACACAGTCAGAGATTACACGTATCCGGATTTGACGGTTGAGGTTGACAAGCGTCTATGCACCGATGAGCGTAAGTATCAGGAGATGGCAGTGCGTGAATTCTATAAAAGACGTTTCGGTATTCTGAAGATTCCGACTCGTGGTGGTAAGACATTCATTGCCGCAGAGATACTACGACAGTTCTTGGCAATGGAAAGCGTGGGTAATGCGTTGTTCGTTGTTGACAGTATAACATTGTTCACGCAGGCAGTAGGCGACTTCCGTAGATTCTTTCATCCGTATGGTGGAATCAGTATAGGTGAGATATGCAGTGGTGTGTGTCGTGTAGAGCGTGTTACGGTGTGTATGATACAGACTGTGCAGCGTATGCTGGCACGTAACGACAGATTCATAATGAAATATCTACGTGAATTGAAGATGCTGTGTGTCGATGAGATACACGACAATTTTTCGTCAAGTCGTATGCGTGTCTACAAGCGTTGTCATAACTTGCAGTATCAACTGTGTCTGTCGGCGACACCATACAAGGCAGGAGAGCAGAACTTCACGCAGAACCTGAGACTACGTGAGTGGAGTGGTGACGTTGTGTACGAGATAACCGAGGAGCAGTTGAGGACGGTGGGTGTGTTGACCGAATACAAGGTTGTTATGCCGTATCTGCAGCACACTGCTGATGAATGTGAGACCTACGATGATGCGTGCCGACGTATGATATATCAAAACGAAGTTAGGGACGGTATGATTGTTGAGGTGATGCGTAAGTTGAGCAACCTACGTCTGAAGACGTTGGTGTTGTTCCAGAACTTGGAGCACGGCAGACGTATTGAGCAGTTGACGGCATTTCCGTTCCTGAGTGGCGAGACTGACGGTAATGAGCGTGAGCGTGTTAAGCAGGAATTTCTACGACAAAAAGGTGGCTGTCTTTTGGCAAGCAACATATTCAAGAAGGGTGTTACGCTGCCTGAGGTTCAGGTTCTGATAAACGTGGACGGTGGACTTGAAGAGGCAAATACCATACAACGTAAGGGACGTGTCTTGGGAACGACCGTCGGTAAGTGTCGCAGTATGGTGGTTGATTTCATTGACGATGACGGACATTGGTTAGCAAAACACAGTTCGGCTCGTATGGAGACCTACATACGTGAGATTGGTGAAGGCAGCGTTACTATATTGGACACGAAGGACGGTGGGTGGATTGACGATTTTGAGTGTCGTGTACGTAAATGGTTCGTGATATGAAGGACAGAAGGTTGTTTCGTTTTGCTGTTGACTTGTTCATTGAGAACTTGTGCCGTGTAACGCATCGGGCGAAAGTGAACTATCGTTGCAATGGCACCGACGTTCGTGGGTGGGAGTACTTTCGTTCGGTGTATCCAAACACGGGAGAGGAGTTCGTGAGAGATTACCTCAACTACGGAATGAACAGTTGGTTCAACAAGGATATGGAGGGCGATTTCTCACGTACGATACGTTTCTATTGGATATTCGGGAAGAAGGGTGTTGAGCGTTACAATATGGTGAAGCCGAATGCTCAGAAATGGTGTGTTAGGACTGGAGGTGTTCAGCCGAAATTGAAGCAACGTAAGATTCGAAGTAGTATGGTAAGTATGCTGATTGCTGTTCGTCAGAGTGAAGAAGTAATAAAGCGTGAGATGTACGGCACGGCACGTGGACTGTTGTGGTGCGTTGCCAACACGACGCTATACAATCATCGCTCGTCGTTGTGTACCGTGTGTGTGAACAAGGAAACTTGTAAGCAGACGTTGAAGAACACTATGAGCAAGGTTTATAAGATAAGAGGTTACGAAGATGGCGAAGAAAAATGAAAATGTTAATATAGCAGGAGGAGAGCAACTGACGGAAGATTTCATCTGCGAGTTGTTTGCTCTTGCATTGGCTCGTCGTACCGTCTTTGACGTGGTACGGCAGTATTTGAAGTATCAGTATCTACAGACTGAAACAGATAAGCGAATTTGGCAGTGGTGTGTGAAACGCTATGAAATTACGGGAAACATACCTACATACGGACAGTTGCAGCAGGCTTTCGCCGACAGCGATGACGTGTTGGAGCGTGTTGCGGCAATACGTGAGATTGAGGTTGACGAAAGTGAGGGATACGAACGTGTGACGCTCACCACGTTTGAGCACTTCATTCGCAAGATGAAGTTCCTTGATGCGAATGACCATATAACAGACAACTATAATGCCGGAAGACGTGAGGAGGCTTGGAACTTGTTCGTGAAGTACGCTGAAGAGTTTGCCAATTTTTCAATTCAGGATGCGAAGTATGATTGTGTGTTTGCCGATTTCGAGCAACGACAGTTACGACGCAAAAGTGAGGATTGGAACCATCGGTTCAAGATACCTACGGGAATTGACGAATTAGACTATCGCTTGGGTGGAGACAACGGTGGTCCCGAAACTGGAGAGTGTGTTCTGTGGTTGGGAGATAGTGGTGCTGGAAAGAGTCAAGTGTTGGTACATTGCGGTATTTCTGCCGCAAGACGTGGACACCGTGTTGCTCATTTTCAGTTGGAGGGAACGAAGGAACAGTGTATGAACCGTTATGACGCAGCGTGGACAGGAACTCTGTATAGCGACGTAAAGATTGGTGACATTCCACGTAACAAGTTGGAGATAGGACGCAGAGTGATAGACAAGTTACGACGCACAGACATTATGGTAAGTAGCGAGGAAACATTCAACGCAAAGACTATCGTTGATGTTCGCCGTGAACTGCAAGAAATGGAGCGTGCCTACGGAAAGATTGACGTGGTTATAATTGACTATTTGGAATTGCTTGAGGTAGGCGACGGACACAACTATTCTCCTGGAGAGGAGCGATTTCGTCAGGCAAAGTTGGCAAAGGCAATGAAGATGTTGGCGATGGAGTTCAACGTGGTTGTTCATACAGCAACGCAAAGCAGTAATATTCCTGAAGAATGCAAGAATGACCCAGAGTTCGTGATAACACGTGCTCAGTTGAGCGAAGATAAAGGGAAAATCCGTCCGTTTGACATATTCATCACGATAAACCAGACACGTGATGAGGCAAGGGATGAGATAATGCGTCTACACACGGACAAGTTGCGTGACTACAAGAACGGAGACCCGATACATATATGTAACAATTTTGCGTACGCAAGGTTCTATGACCGCAAACGTACGATGGATTTTGATTTTGAAAACTATGATGCAGATTGAAGACATAGAACTACGTTCGTTGCTTGACGGTGTTAAGAAGAGCAAGACTCATTACGTTGCTGACTGTCCGTTTTGTGGCAAGGAGAAACATTTCTACATAAACATAAGAACTCAACTGTGGGACTGCAAGCATTGTGGTGAAAGCGGCAACATATACAAGTTGCTCGTTCAAGTGGGTAAAACGTATCTATTGCAAGGTAAGACAGTTGTTGAAACATCAACAATAAAGAAGATACGTGACGTTGATGAAGAAACCGACACGGTTCCAGACATTACAGTAAAGGAAATAGGTATGCCTGCCGGATGGAAGGTGTTTGACAGAGGAAACGACTATCTACGCAGTAGAGGCATAACGAATGAAGAGGCAAGACGATATCGTTTCGGTGGTACAAAGTTACTTTCCTCACTAAGAAACTACGTCACAGTCCCGATAATGGACTGTAATAAGACGTGCGGATACATAAGTAGATATGCCAATAAACACATTCCTGACGGTGTGTTACGCTATAACAACAGCAATGGAACGGATTTTGCGAAACTACTGTTCGGCTACGATGATATAATAATGGACAGAACGCAGACTGTAATTATTGTTGAAGGTGTGTTTGACAAGATTGCCGTTGACCGTGTTTTGCGTCTTTGGTGGTGTTGCGAGGTGAAGTGTG